GAAAGCCTGGCCCTTAACTAATGGAGATATATGAAACCAATAAGAAAAGATGAACAAGAATATCTTAGAGTATATATTCAAGATAAGTTCAGAAACAAAAGATCAGCTCTTGAGTCAGATAGAGAGTTAGAAGTAGAAGCACAATCTAAGAAAAATTACAAAAAGTTTGTTTCTACTTTAAAAATATCTAACATGATTAAACAAGCTGAAAAGTTACAAAAAGACTATGATAACTTTGTAGCATCTAAAGAAAGAGTTGAAAGTGAAAAGTTACAGAAACTTAAAAGACACATTCAACTTATAGAAGATCATATGCGTAAATGGAAGAACATAAGAAGATGGGAAAGTAGTCCAAACTTTATGTCTTATGATGGTAGTAAACCAAAATTATATAATATTGAAAGTTATATAAATGAAGTTCTTCAACAAGAAACTAGAAAAGCATATGACAATAGTTCTAAAGGTAGAGCAATCAAAGAACTAGATGCTCAACGTGAGTCTTGTGAAAATGCTTTATATTCTGGTTCATCACTTGGCGCTGTTAGAAGTTATATGCACAATGTATTTGTTAAAGCTGAAATATCTGACAGTATACCAAAACCATTGATGATTGAGTCTAAATAATAATTTGGCAAATGCCCGGTCACTTACGACTGGGCATTGTGCCTAACAGAAAGGTTAATATGGATAATGTAAAACTACATGAAATACAAAACAGACACAACGAAAAAGTTGTGAATGTAATACAAAGTATTGGTTCACATATGAGACAGATAGATTCTCATGTTGAGAAACACAGAAATTGTTTACTTGCAATACTTGGTATCCAAGCAGTTACGATTGTAATACTAGCTTTTGAGGTAATGAAATGAAACAAAGAGAGCAAGTAGAATTGTTAGATAAAGCTACTAACAAAGCAATCAAACAAGTAGAAAAAGAACGCAAAAACAGAAGGCGTAACTTTATAAATGAATGGTTTAGATATGTAGAACTTGTATCTAACTATATTAAAAAACAATTAAACTAGGAGTAATATGTATATAGATAAATTAAGAGTGTGTAAGTTTGAAATAGATAATGAAAGTAAAAAGAAAAATCTTGTAATGCAAAATCATTTAATGAATGAAGATTCAATGCATGTAAGAAAACTATCTGCTTTATTAGAATCTTTAGCTGAAAGTTGGAATTGTACTTATGATGATATGCAAATCCAAGTAAGATTTGTACCACAAGGTACAGGGATGGATGACGAATGAGTGATGGTTTATTCGATCTAAGACATGCTATACAAACTTTTCTTGAGGATAAACTTCAAGGTGAAGTGCATGGAGCAGGTATGACAGTAGATGGCCCAATATTTAGATTAGCTGATATTGAGGTCAGTATTGACGATAAAAAATATCAAATAACAATAGAGGAGCTATAATGTATAATGTAATACTATGGAAAGACAATGGTAATGAAGATATGCATGTCTTTGAAAAGAAACCTACGTTTGATCAATTGTATGGATTGATTGGTAACGGATGTTCTATGATTCAAATACTATCTGGGTATAATCCTGATATATCTAGTAGAACATTTGATATGTACTGTGATCAAGAAAGTAAATTTAATCCTGCATGTTACCCAAACAAACGTGCAACAAATGCTTGGTATGAGTGGCAAAAACGTACTAAAAGACAATGTTTGCCAGGTGATTATATTTCTGGTAATGTCTGCATAGTTAAAAAAGTAGATATTAAACTAAAGGATGCAGCATGAAAGATGATCGAGGTCAACACGACCTTACCAAAGTAATAGACGACTGTCGTAATCTAGTTGATGAACTAAGAGCTAAACTAAAATTAAAATGTAATCAAGTATTAGATCTTCGTAAACAGCTAGATTATGCACAAGAGCAAACTCAATTAGCTGAGTTGAAATATAATAAACTTCAAACTGCTATTGAAGAAGAACATAATGATAGATTAAATAAATCTAAACAAGAGGGTATGTAATGACAGTTCAAGATGAAATAATACAAGAAGTTCAATCTAGAAATAAAGCAAAAGCTCATGAGATTGAAAAAGTACAAAATGAAATGGATGATGCTATGGAAGCATTGACTATTTTAGATGGTGCTATAAAATCTGCGTATTTAAAAGATGAACATTCATTGATATTGCAGAAATGGTGTAAAGAATACCAAGAAGATATTAATAGATGTAAAATGTTTATACAGGAGGCTAAATGAGTAGAGAAGATCAGTTAAGAGCTTTGGTTGCTACTAAGCAATTAGAGATTGATAAACTAAGAAAAATAATAAAGGAGTTTGAAAATGATAACGCCAGACAGCGAGATACTAAGGATAGAAAAAAGAATACGAGGACTAAACCGAGTAACGTCAGCGATTAATGATTTATCAATCTATGGAATATTTTATGGAAATTTTCCAGAGCTTGTTAAAGTATTAGAACATGCTAAAGATCATGTTAAAGCTGAACTAAAATCTTCTAAAGACTTATTAGAAAGATTAAACTATCCTGAAAAAATTAATGGCGATAAAGATGCAATCAATGATGCATACGCCGAAAAAGGTATTTAAAAATTCTGTAGAGTGAGTATGTGGTACCTGTTAAAAACAAGTTATCTCACATATAGATACACCCATCTGGGAGACTAGGTGGGTGGCAAAACTGTATAGCTTCTACAGTATAAAATTATGTGTGCTGTCTGAGGTGGGCAGACGTTAATCCCACCATTAAATTTCAGTAATTTTTACAATCCAAGATTTAGGTATCATAGTACGATCACCAAAGGTTATTGTACCATCATCTTCTTTATCGTAACTAGCAAATAACTTTATTGATTTACGATCTTTAGAGAAGATCCATCCTTCATTAACTGGTGTTGCCAGTTTCATATTTTTAAATTCTTTTTCTGATGCCCAACCTGAATCACTTACACAGTCTACCCATTCAACACGAACTTTAGTGTAGGGTATGTCATTAGAGTCTTTGTCTTTGATAGACTTTTTCTTTTTAGTGTAACTTCTTTTTGTCATGAGCTACCCAGATATAATCTTCAATATCTTGTATTGAAGGATACTTAGAAATGTTTTCTTCATTGATAACTAGATCTAAATATGTACTGTATATCATAGCTAGAGCTATAGCATCAGCAGCTCTTACAGTAAGATGTGGATGTTGATCTTTAATGAAGTCACCAATAACATCTGGCTTGACGTTATTGATAAATGTTTCAGAATAATTTCTTTTTGATTTTGGAAACTTGTAAATTTTGCTCATAATAAACATACCTCTAGCGAGGATAACTATATTATTTATTTGGGTTGCAGCAGAAAATCAATATGTTTCTTAATTTTAGGTACAAGTTTGTTATATACCTTAATCCATAGCATAGAATCATCATAAAAGAAGGCTCCACCCCACATATTCTTAAAATGGCTATAAAATTCAGCACAAATTGGTATGGGATCTATGTCTATTTTTTCCCAAAATTGACGTTCTGACATCATACAATTATGTAATTGATGGTGATGTTTCACACATAATGGTATTGTAAATTGGTCTCCAACTTTCTGACCAATACCACGTTCCATAGCATATGTAATATGATGGGCGTTACAACCATATTGTTGACAGATAATGCAAGGATTAGAAGCTACCCACTTTAGATACTTTTTGTCTTTTATTCTTAGTTCCTTGTCCTTTGATAGTGTTATGCACTTTTTTATACCCATAATAAATTGCTAATCTTGATAATCCTTCATGTGTTCTATTGGATGCTTTACGTTCTGTCAATCCTAGAATTTTAGCAATTTCAATTATTCCATAATTAAACCAACAGAATAACTTCATACATTCAGCAAGTTGTGGACCAATTTCATCATCACAATCTTTAACAGAAAGAGCTGCACCTAATGATGATGTAATAAAATCTGTACTGGATCCATCAACACGTTCTTTCATGACGTTACCAGTACCACCACCCATAAGTTCACAAGCTAATCTATATCTAGATCCTGCTTCATATTCTTCTATGGATATGAGTTTTCTATGAAACATATACATAAGACGAGATTCTCTTATGTTTAACCAAACTTTTTTCTTATCTCTAATTGTAGAAATAAGTTCTGGTTTTTCAATTTGACGCATAATTGTTTCTATAATCTTCTTTGTGTTTATCAACAAAAGATTTAAAGTTTTCGTTTTTTAAATAAAATCTACTAAGTCGATAGACTCTATTCTTAGAACATCTATGATGTCGAGCAATAAGGCTTTTACTCCCATACACTTGTGTAGGGTGTAAAAACCAACATAACAAGATTGATAGATTATATACTTTGTAATCTAATTCACATCTTGGTGTTTTTTTACCTTTTAATATATCTATCGATATGTTAAAGGTCAAAGCTAAATACTTTTGTATATTATAAACCATAAGGAGATGATTATGAAAATTGAGTATCGACATTCTGCCTCCAAAACAAATACGTTTATTGACAGTCCAGCTTTCTGGATTATCAATGAGTTGTATGATTTTGATTCTGGGCCGAATGCAAGAATGGTAATGGGATTAGCAGCTGAGGATGCAGCTAATCATGCGTTACAAAACCAAATCACTGATGAAAATACTATCACAGAATTTGCTCAAAAGAAATACCTTGAGCATGATGGAATTAATGGTGATGAAGATGAATGTGATTGGTCTGCAATTATTGCAAATAAGTTTGTTCAAGAACTACCACAGTTTGGTGATGTAGTATCTTGGCAAAATGAACTTCAAGTACCTGGTAAGAAATGGGGTCTTGATTATGATATTATTTGCAAAACTGACTTTGAGTTCAAAGATGTAATAGTTGATACAAAGGCTACTGCATATATTAGAAGATTAAAGTCAGGTAAGGTTGATGCCAAATGGTACCCTAAACCTGCAGATGTAAGACAACAATGTCTATATCGTGAGGTTTTTGGCAAAGAAACTATGTTATTGTATTGTTCACCAACAGATCAGTATTGTGTTGATATGGTAGGTAGAGACGAACTAAAGCCTATAATTAATGCTATGAAACATATTGAACATATACTGAAAATAGCTCCAACAAAAGAGGACATTGTCCGAATGTTCCCTTTGACATTGGACAATTTCAGATGGAAAGGATCTAAAGGATCTGTGGATTTCGCTGAAAAACTATGGTCAGAATGTTTACAATAGTGTATAAGTAATTATGCAAAAACTAGGTAAAATAATAAATCAGATAAATAGGAGAAATATGGAAACTGAAACATTTGAATGCTCGTTTAAAAGAGCTTTTGAAAAAGATAATGGTGGCGTTACAGTATACGTTACCAAAGATGATGGTACTGATATGACTGTCTATGGTGAAGCTCTTGGAGCAAGTCGTTGGCAGAAAGGTGCTAGACTTAAGATCGAAGCATTACCTGTAAGAACTAGTAAAACAGGTAAACAGTATCAAACAGCAAACTCTATTGAGTTATTGGATGGTGAGGTAGCAGTGCCTAATGGTGCTGCAACATCTGTTCCAACAAAAGATCCACATGCTCAATGGAAAGAAAAATACAGATTAACAATGAGTAATCTTCTGGCTGCAGCTATTCAATCAGGCAAAGATGTAAACTTTGATGAGATTGATGGTTATGTGCGTAAGATACTACAAGCCAAGATGGATGTAGAAGATCTGCCAGATGATGCACCATTTTAACAGAACACGTCATCTCCCTAAAGTTAGTTAACGTGTATAGGGGTAAAGTTAAGATCCAGGCTTTGCCCCTACTAATTATTATGAAAAATGAAAAACAGTTATTATTTGTTCAAACTCGAAATCGAGTTGATAGGTATTGATACATATGGTAGAGATGATTGGGTAAGACAATTATATATAAATTATATGAAGGAGAATCAAAGTGATTACAGAAAAACGATTAGAAGATGCATTGAAATACCTAGCAGATACAGACGAAGGTAGTGCAGAAGCAAGTGCTAATGTTAAGTATTTGGATAGACTTCTTAAGAGGAAAAAAGCCTTATACATCACTGGGGAAACTAATCTTAAAAGCATATCTGCTAAAGAGCAAGGATTCTATGCAAGCGAAACTTACAAGAACGCTGTTGACGAGTTATTTCAAGCTGAAGTTAAGGCGTCTACTCTTGAAAATAAAAGAGACAAAGAAGGTATAATAATAGATTTATTTAGAACCTTAGAAGCTAGTAGACGTAAAAATAATATATGATTTATAAATTTCGTATATGGGTTTATAAACCTGTTACTACTGAGATATTTGTTGATGCAAACTCAGATGATCACGCTAAAGAAATAGTTAATAAATTAGATTCAGATACATTTAACTGGCAAGAGTGTCAAATCACACCAGATAGAGTAACTTACGAGGTTATTAAATCTGATGAGAACTCCTGAACAAAGAATGTTTCTTAATGTAATTACTCAAGCAATACATGATGCTGCATACAAAGGTAATGATGTTTATTACTGTGCATATAGAGATCAAGCTCTTGCATGGTTATCAAGTAACTCATTTGATTTTAGAATAGTTTGTAAACTAGCAGATTTAGATCCAGATTATGTTTATAAAAAAGTTTCTAAAGCTATCAATATGGATCTGTATAGAGTAAGAAAAAACCATTACATAAAACAAAAACCAGATCGAGAGTATCGACCTGGTCGTTATAGATTAAGATTTTAATGACTTATAAAGGGATATTTAAAGATATGACTTACAATTCACTTAACAAACAAGTAGATGGTGATCACTACAAAGGTATGAAGATTGAACCAGCTTTGTTTATCAATGAAAATAAATTACTATATGCCGAAGGCAATGCAATTAAATACATATGCCGACACCAAAAGAAGGGCAAACGTAAGGATATAGAAAAAGCTATCCATTATCTTGAAATGATTATAGAAAGAGATTACTCTTAGTTTTTATCCTCTACTATTTTTTTAATTGATTTAGATCCATCAATATTATCTTCTAGTATGGCATCTACTTTACCACACATATAAGTTACGTTTACGTTTTTATCTCTCTCTGCAAGACGCTTACCTTTAAGGCAGTCTGACATTGATGTTTGTATTCTATGCTCTTGTAATATACCACCAATGAACATGCAAAGAGCAACCACACTACTAATAACCATTTCCATTTGCAAACTCCCTTTGTTTGTCTTTTAATTTTTCAATATCTGTTAATGCTTTTTCCATTTGTTTTTGCAAGAACTCAATATTAACTTTATTAGTCATATTCATTTCTTGAGTAGCTTGTAGCTTTTCAACTTGTTTATATAGATCTTCTATAAGCATAAATTGTTCGCTATCAGCAGGTAAGCTACCTAATTGACCTCTTGGCCATTTAATTCTAAATTCTGTGTTCTTTTCTAAATCTGACTCCATCAATTGGAGTGTTGTACTGTGAGTGTTAAGTTTTTCAATAATACCAAAGTATGCCCAAACACCCATAGCAACAGCTGCAACTATTCCTATAAGGTTTCTAATTGGTAATGCTACATTAGTATTTTCGTTTATTTTCATGAAATATTGGTAACGCTTTGCCTGACATATAAAAACATTTTAAACAATATTTTATTCTATCAAACATAACATATCTTTTAGTTATTTTGTTTTTACAGGTGTTGCATTTAGAGTGTTTTGGTTTACCAATATACGCTGTCATTTCTTTCTCATAATATCAGCACCTTTAAGACCATATATAGCTGACACTACTCCAATGAATATTGCCTGATACCAATATGGTAAGTTCTTAAAGTATTCAAAAAACAAATCTAACTTAGTACGAATGTCAGGATCGTCAGTGAAGATAGAATAACCCAATATAAGAATAGGAACAGATACGAGAACAAGGACAAATTCGTCTTTCCAACCATTATCATTGCTCTCAATAACTTTCGCTTTATATTCAAGTTCACCTTTCGCCATTTTCTCAGCATGTACTCGCTGAGCATCTGACATCAATCTTTTAGTTTGTTGTTTATTCTGATATATATGAGATGCTGTCTTTACACCTAAAGATAATAAATTCAACCACATATTATTTCTTCTTCTTTTTTTTTATTTTTGGATCATCACTAATAAATCTGTCGAATAAAAAATTACAGAATTTATCTAACCATAAAAATAAGGTATATACTATTTTATCTATCATTTTTTTTAATTGTATAAAACCTACCTGTCTTGTTACCTTTTAACAAAACATAATCTCTTTTGCTGTATTTCTTGTTCCAAGCATATACATGTATTTTTGATCCCCAATGCTCTAAGAAGCTGTAGAACCAGTTGGATAACCTTCCCATGCTTTATACATCCCCTCTACTATAAGCTCGTCATCATATGGCTGCATACCATTCTCCATTTGGATAATCGCTTTAACAAGGGGTAAGTAATGCTCAATGCTATTGTCAAGCTCATCTAATGGTTTTACATCCATCTTATCACATACGAACTTAATGTAAGCCTCAGTATCATTTTCTGATGGGGGCGCCCATCTGCTAATGATTGAGTCTACGTTTGTTTTTTTGTGTGTAAATCTGTAAGTAAGTAATATACGCATTAATGCACGAATACCCATTACAGCTTCTTCAAAGGTACAGAATGTAGGATCTGTTTGTTCACTAGCTAAACCATCCCAATCTGTTCCTAATTTTATATTTCCTGGATTCTTATTTCTTATTCCTCTAGGTAATTTTTCCAATCCATCTGCCATGTTTATTTAACCTCATTGGTATTAGTTTTGGCAAACCATCTATGATCATACCTGTTCCAATAATTGGTCTAGCTCTTTGAGTTTTATTATATCTAAAAGCTAGTGAGTGTTTATCTATTAAACATCCAACTTGTAAACCAAAGTACAATCCTAATGAATTGCCATAATATTTTATAGAGCAGCTACTATGATAATGTCCTTGAACGCAGCTCATTCCCATAGATTGTGCTAGTTTAAGCACGTCAGCTACTTTACCATG